CGAGCAGCAGACCACTGGTATGAAACACCCGAACCTGCAATCCATACATGTGCCCAAAGATCAGCATGACGGTACTTCTCATGTAAGAAGTCAAAGAGGAGTTGCATCAACCCAGAACGAACCCAGCCCTTGAGTTGGTTGCCAGAAAAGAGACGAGGATCTAAATCCTGCTCAGGGCTAGAAAAATAGGATGTGGCTCTGCCTTCTAGACTGATAGGTTGAGCAAACCTGTCGAGACCATCAGAGCGATTCATGCCCTAAGTCTATTAGTTTTGAGTAGGTTCTATGCCTCTATCGCTTAATGCATCTATGATTTTTGCCCGTATTTCTGCACTGGGATCTGTTGGGCGGATTCCATTTAAGACCAATTTGGCAACTCGTTCAGCCAAAAGTTGGTTATCTATCTCTGAAACAAGTTCTTTACTAGATTGATAAATGTCAAAGGTGGTTGCTTGTCGAGCAACCCCTTCACCAGCAGCCTGCGAGACAGTGGTGATTGAACTGTCGTCATTAATAGTGACTGTGTAGATTGCTTGAGCCATTTACTTTCCCATCAACTTTTGCTTGCGCTGTGCTACACCGATGGCTACAGGACAAAAATCGCATAGATAGGTCTTTGGTCCTGGTGCATCAAGGTAACTTCCCATACCTTCTGCTTTTCTTTCTTTTTGCGTTTTTGGAATAAGCAAACGATCTTTTGCATGCCAATCCGAGCAACCTTCTTTGGGCTTATTGTGCTTGTTGTAGCACTCCATTGCACCTTCCATGAAGGTAGAGCGTGAGTCATAAAATGATTCATCAAACTCTGCAAGTCCTGCTGATCCTCCGCCTTTGATCTGCTTGATGATCTCTCGCTTTGATTCACGAGATGCCCAGACTCTAAGAGGAAGGACAAATAATTTGCCCTTATGAGGCTCACCTGATGGGAATACGTGTAGTTCACATGCTACTGCTAGGAGATGATCTAACTCTGTCGGACCTTCATAGGGCGGTAATTCTTCCAGAGTCTGACAGACAAGACAGTAGAGCAAACGAAACATAGGCTCATTTGCTGCTGGCTTTTTTTCGCCAAGGACTGGGATGTCGCTCATAGGTTCTCCTTATTAGTGCTAGGAGACAAACCTATAAAACCCTAAAAGGGCTGTGGGGTTAAACTAATCGTTCTTTGGCGCTTTTGGGTTGTTATCGTACTCAGGCATTGCCCATCCACCCATGTGTGGCATGTGTTTTTTTAACTCTGAGCCGTGAGGACGTCCTGAACGATATCCTTTAGGGTTTAACCAACGAACATCAGCGCTATGGCTGTAATCGCCACTAGCGTGATAAAAGTTAATCTTACGCTTTGGGTTATCTCCGCGATCTGGTACGGCTGTGACTGCCATGATTACTTACCTGGATTTACTTTGTTAGGCATCTCAGAGGTAATAAACCCGTAACCTGAGAATGGGTGTAGCGCTTCGCGGTTGCGCATAGTCTCTTCGTTACCAAGTCCTGGAATGACTTCAGTGTTTGGGCGAGCCTTGCGGTACTTGCCGTCAGTTGCACCCTCATCGAGTGACTGGTTCATTGAGCGTGAGGAGTTAACTGCCATGTTAGACCATCTTTCCTTTGATTCGGCTTGCCTTTTGTTGGGTCAAGCAGTTAAGACATTTACCTTGGTTATACATAAATTCTACTGGGTTCATAATGACTCCACAGGTTGGACATGGAGCAGATCCACGGTATTCCATGGCATTCTGCATAACTTTTTTAGCCTGCAGTTCCATTGTTTCAGCGCCGTCGCCATCAAACATTAGTTAGTCCCCAAATCGTTACGGCTGCTACCTGAGTAGCCAGCAGGAGATCCTGAGTACCAAGAAACTCTAGGCTCATGATAGTTGCGATCTACGCTTACTACATCCTCAATTCCAGGTTGAACACTTGGGCCGTACCCAAAACGCTCTGGAAATAGTTGAATCTGTGGAAGTGGTGGGCGAACCATTGCTTGAATATCGGCTCCTGGAATGGTTGCAACCATGAGTGCCTGAGAAGTAAGGCGCTCCATGTTGGTTGACCATGGGCCGTTGTACGACCACTTTTTTGCAACCTGATCAGGTTGAATAGGTGCACGCCATGGCTTGGTGTAGTCGTAGTTGCCGTCAAATGATTGTGTCATCCGATTGCTCCTCGGTGAGTTACCCAAGTAACGGCTTGAAGTCTATTTGGTATGTCAATACCTAGTTCTTTAGAAGCGTTTTTGTATGCATGTACAAAATGGTTGTAACGACCAACAGCACCTAATCCTGGGTTTGTTCCTGCTTCTCCCTGAGTTCCGCCACCTGATCCTTTAAATGGTAATCCAAGAGCAAGGTCGTGAGCATGCCTATCAATAGTTACTGGGTCTGGATTTTCTGGGTTTACAATGTTTTCATAAAAACTACGAACTTTATGTCCACCAAGTACGTCTCGTGGATTTTCTCCTGCATGAATTCGTAGTGCTTTGTTTAAGTTATCTTCTGTGTGTGAAGCAGTGCCGTGCTGAAATAACTCTTTTGCCATGTCAACATTGCGACCCCAACCCATTTGAGGTGAAAGTGCTGCAATAACTCCTGCGCCTTTTTCTACATTCCCTTTACCTAAAGTATTTGCAATATCATTAGCGCGTTGATACCACTCATTACCTCCTTTTAACATTTCTGGAGATGCTTCACGGTATTTATTCATGATGTTTCCTACATGCGCTTGGAACTGCTCCTGTGCAAGGTTCTTATCCCAACGACCGTGTGGGTTTACACCAAACATAGCCATGTTATGCCCACGCAGGTCTCAAGTAAGCCATCATCGCTTGACGGCGTGCATTGATCTCAGTTGGTGCATCTGCCATTGTGTTGGCTTTACCATCGTTAACAAGGTGTGGAGCAGGAGCCAACTGGGTTTGTGGTGCAGCCCTTGGAACACGAAATACCATACCGCCATCGATGTCAACAAGTTTGGCTTTCATTTGGCGCTTAAGACCGCTATCCATGTTGACAGAGTCAGGCCAAAAATACATAGATGGCTCAATGCGCTCACCTTTGTGAACACCGCGTTGGTATGATTTCTGATTAACACGATTCTTGATTGAATCAAGAAGACGATCATCTCGACGGGATCGTATCGTTCCGAGGTAGCCGTCAGGGATATTCCGCAGATGGAATACGGCCCACGCCAATGCGTGACTGATCCAAACTGTCCCGTGCAACGGGAGTTCCTGCGCCAGTTTGATTGTTGTAACCGTACATACCGCCAGCACCAAGGGACTGCCAGTTCTGCTGTGGCGAGAAGTTGTTATAGCCTCCAGCCATCAGATCACCTCAATCTCTACTCGATTACGACGGTTTGCCGTTCGTATGGCGTGGCAATTGGCGCATACCACTTCACACTTTGCTATTTCTTCCCACAGTTTTTCACGACTGTAATTACCTACTTGTTCACCTATATTGAATTTCTTTTCAAAACCAACAAGATGATCAAATTCTAAGGCTGCAGGATGAGCGTTGTATCCACAATCTGCACATCCTTTTTTTACCTGATATTCATGAATTTCTTTAGTTTTTTGTTCTACAAGTGGTCGTGTGTATTTAACGTATAAACAACGATTACACATGGCTTGTCTTGTGCCTACTTGACGTCCACCACGCATTTTAAACTTGGAGATGGGTAAATCCTGCTCACAGGATGTGCAAGTTTTGGTCTCCATTATTCACGACCGATCACTTTGCGTTGCTTCATAGCGCGGTTTGTGTTGATAGTACGGAGAACATCACCCAACTTGTGACCAGATGGCGATGTTTGATTCCAGTCTTTATTGGCGTACTCGTACTTTGTAAGGCTTCCTTTGCCACCCTGCATATCAAGGGCTCCAGGACGGTAACTCTCTTCAGCGCTATTCTTGCCAAATTGACCCATATGCAAGAGAACTGCTCCTCCACCTGGACCAACAGTTGCGCCCTTGCGGTTTACTGGAGTGTGAGGTGTTGCGTAAGATTCCATCTCTCCAACAGTAGTTCCCATTGAACGGGCTGCATTTGGAGTTGGTGCTTTAACAGAGATATCTTGAGTGCGTCCCCATGCTCCATGAATTGCTCCAGGAACATTCTTTGCTACAGCAGCGTTTTTCTTTTGAAATGCGCCGATATCATCACCAGTCAAATCATGCTCTGCTGTGTGCTCTGCCTCTGGAACTGCTGCAGTCATAAACCCGCGACCAGTTACATGCTCACGGCTAAAATAGCCAAGAGATCCGCCACCATGTTCTTTAACGTGCGCAGCAAACTCATCGTTGCTTAGTGGCATGATTACTCCTTGATTGCTGGGAGTGAGGATTGATTATCCTCAAACTTGTAAACAGTTCCTGCAGTCTTTGCTGAATACGGCAGTGTGCGTCCTTGTCCCAATGAGCGGTTAGACCACGCTGTGGCTGCTCCGCTGCTGGTATTGGTTGATGCGCTCAGTGAGAGTGGAGGAGGTGTCTCGGTATGTTGCTGAAACATCTGTCCGCTCTTCATGTTGTCACCGAACTCGGACATAGATAACATTTTAGTAAGACTCACCCATTGCAGCGTTGAAATCAGGTGCTTGACGTCCCATGACTGATGGGATTGTCTTTGCGTTACGCATTGTTGCAGAGGCTTCGATTGAGTGCACTGCTGGGAACTTTGCGCCAATTTCGTAGCGAGCACCCATGCGCTCTGATGCTGCTGCTGAACCAGCAAGTTTGTTTGTGCGGTTAGCCTTGCCACCAGCGGTTGGATCTGCAGCCTGTGTGTTCTTACGTGGACGTGACATTGTGTTGCCTGGTTGAGCAGAAACATTTTCAAAGTTGTTTGCTTCCATGCCCATGTAACGGCGTGGTGATTTTGCGTGTGCTGCTGAGGCAATTACTTGCTCTGGTGTAAGTGATGAAGATTTCATTGAGGCACCTGTCGCTTCGATATGAGAGGAAGGAGCACCCATGCGACGGCGCATCGCGTGTCCTAGTGATGTCCAAGATGGCATATTGACTCCTTAGTTTGAGTCTATGATACGGCGCTTTTAAGACGCTGTAATGTGAAATACGATGGCAGAAATTGCCCCATCACGAGAGTCGATGGTGGTAAACCCTGGCTTATCTGTAAGATCCATGCCTCGTGGGGCTACATAACCTCTGGCAATAGCAATTGCTTTGACTGCCTGATTTACGGCTCCAGCACCTACGGCACGGAGTTTGACCTCACGCTTGTCATAGCATGCATGGGCGATTGCTGATGCAACGCTCTGGGGATTGGAACTAGCGCTTACTTTAAGAAAATCTTCACCAGATGGTGGAGTTGGTGTCGTCAATTTGTAGTCCTTTGTGTCGAGTTAGTGCGCCGCTCCCTACACGAAGGGTACATACCTACAGTCTTGGTTGGTCCCTATACTTGGGATCTTCCATCTGTTCGACTACTGCCTTTTCGACAGCATCAATTGAAAATTTTCCAACAAGCCTTGCTAGGGCGTAGGAATCTGCTGCGTTATCATCGTTGAACTCAATACCCCACCTTTTATAGATCTGTAGCAACATTTCTTGCTTTTTAGCGTTGCCTTTACCTGCTGCATATTTCTTCAATGTCATGGGTGGCACTTTGAGTGGGAACTGTCTTGGGTCTTCCTCTGGGAAGAAATCATAGATAGCCAGTCTTACCGTGGCCGATAATTCTCCTAGGACAAGGGCTGCCTGACTTGCTAGGACTGTACCTTCCATGGCAATGTCTTGCACATCCCAGTGCTCTTCTGCATATCCCAGATTGTCAGTCAACCATTGACGAATGTCTGCTAACCGTTCAATACCAAAATATGGAGACTTGTATACCCATGTGATGTAGTTAGTGGGTGTTGTTGTATCTAAGATTGTTAGCGCAAATCCCGTTAACGATTGGTCAATGCCAATAGAGACTTTTGCATCTCGTGGTATTGGTTTACCTTCAATTAGTTTTGTTGGCAAGTAGGGTATCCATTCGTTGTCGGACTAGTAACTCTAGTTCCTCTATGGTTCCCCCGTTGTGCAAAATCTGATCTACTTTGTAAAAATCCATGTTGGACTCTGAGATGTGGTTATTTACTGCTTCTACTCCTGGTCGTTTTACTCGCCAGAGTTGTCCGCCTTCACGCTTAAGGGCGTCTGCTTCATTTACAAATCTAACATCAGTTATTACAACGTTATTGTCGTAACCTACCCAAGCACACCCCAACTTATCTACTACTTGATTAACCCAAAAATCTTCTCCAAAAATTGTACGAGCACCTACACCTAAATCTTGAAGTAATCGTCTAACTTCCGAATCTTTTTTAGATTCTTCCCAACCAATTTCGTCAACAGAACTTTGTAGGTCATAAAAAGTTTCTAATAAAGGATTTACATGCCATAACAATTCTTTGATTTTGTCAGCAAATGCTACGCGAGTAAA